TCTTGTCGAACCTCAGCGAAACCAGCCTGGTTCCCATATTTAAAACGAATGGTGTCATTTTCTGGGTGTTCTTTATATATCTTCCTCACTGCGTGTCCTATCATGCGTGGAAGCTCTCTATCCGATTTCAGATACAGTTCACCGATCATCTCTTTCGTTATGTGATCAAAATTTGGAGAATCAAAGTTGTTGTAATTGATGATATTGTTAGTGTTGCTTGTATTATTTGTCATTGAATTCGTGATGTTATACGTATTATGAACGACCTGTCCTTTTTGGGTCAAAGCAGCTCTTAATTCATGAATCTGTGCTTCTAGTTGGTCAACTTTATCATCTCTACTGTCCGGAGGTTTGCACTGTGCTTTTTTGACATGTCGATACTTTGCCTGTCTATTCAAAAACACCACACCACATGTTGGACATGTCAAGCCTTTCCTCGTTGTTTGAGCATTGTTATTATCGAGTGTTACATTATCGTTACGAACCGTTACGTTTTTTCTTACCGGTGTGACAAACGTTACGTTTTCGTTACAATTTCGAAGGATTTCATCATCGATGCTCTCAGTCTCCTTCGGTTTGCATGGTTTTTTCTTATTGAGATGGAGTGTTAAATTGTATTTTCGGGGAGTCGAGTAATCGCAGTGTGGGCACTTGAAAACATTGCTAGTTTTTGCCATATTTGCTACTAAGTATTTTTATTACTAAATCTCCACATTTTATTTTTAAATAGTTTTCAGCTAATTACTAAAAAACTAAAAAAAATTAGTAACTTTCGTATATATATGCAACTTTTTGAAATTACAAATTCTATTTTAAAAAAAAATATTTTTTTTCAAAAAACTTTTTCGAAAATGAAAAAGCAAATAACTTTTTTCACCTCAAAAGATAACACCCTTCGAATTTAAAGATGAGACTGGTTCTAAAAGTTAACGATCATTTTAAGTTTTCAAAAAAATCAAAGTCTACAGGTTATGGGTTTTTTTGGCTCCGCTGCAATCCCAGCCTCATTTTTTCAAGCGCTCTCCTCAGAACTGTTTTATTACTTTGTTAATTTGATCCACTATCAACTGCTCATCACAATCCTTGGCGAAGTTAACGTTGAAGAAAATCTCTTTTGTGATGTCTCCCTTATAGTTTTCTGATACTTGAAAATTAAGATATAGTAAGTTATTTATTTTGAACGTGTTTCTATGATTGGATATCATATCATATATTCTTTCATTAGATGGGAACGAATAACTGGCTTTTTGTTTTTTCTTTTGATAGATTGATAAGAAATTGCGTTTATAAGAAGCGAATTCATTAGATTTGATCGCATTAAATTCATAGACATTCTCATTTGAGTCTTCTTTAGCGTGCTCCATTCGTGAGTTGTACGTTTTGAAATTTGTTTTTCGAAATGATTTGTATTTGAGTTTCTTGACCTTCTCAAAGATGTCATAGAATGTGTTATCCGAGACATTAGTGTCATAGTGCAAATCATCTTTCTTTTTACCAATTACAAATACTTCGATGTAATTTACTCCATCACAAAAAAGAGGGAGCTGCATTGATTAAGTTAAATTCAAATATGATATCTTGTTTATAAATCCTTTTTGCGATAAGGTGAAATGAAAAAAATAACTTTAAGAATCGCCGCCCCATGTACCTGTTTTAACATTTGAAGGCACGTTAGTGTCAGATTGATTGACTTTGATCTCATCATCTTCATCAAAGTCTTTGGTCGTCCAGAAATCGAAACAATTTTTGTCATCATCATATGCTTCGAACGACGGGTCGGCACCTTTCAAATTTGTACACATCTGCAGCCGATTACCTTTCGCTCGAAGCGCTACATTTTCATTTAATCTAATGAAATCCGCCGATTGATTATTAAGAGAGTTTCTGTTGATCGTCTCCAATGATATATCAGCTTTCATTTTTGATTCAAGCATGTCATATTTTTTATTTTTCGCTTGCATTTCCTGCAATTTTCGGGTATTCGTAACGATACTTTTTCTCAAGTCCGTAACATCCCCAGAATCAAATGACTTTAAGTCCCTGATTTGGTCATCTTGTACTATTGCCTCAAGTCTTTCTTTGCTAACAGGATTAAGGTAAACCAATGTTTTCTCTTCACCGTCCGCCGATTTTTTCCTTGCGTAATCCCTCTCCAATATTTCTTTTGTAGCGACATTTGATAAATCAACTTTAGGAAGAGGAACCTTTGTTCTAGCGCCAGAAAGGTAGCTAAGAACAAGGTCATTACCTTCTACTGTAATGCCCTTGATAGCAACTTCTGATCTTGGCAATTCAACAATTTGTTTAGCAAGCTGTGGGTCCGAGAATGTGACTTCTAAAACATTGTTGGCCTTATCCATTGATATGCCACTTACAGTTTTCCTCAGAGAAGGATCACTCAATGCGTCGCTGACGGCGCTTGCTTTTGCGTATCGTTTATCTAAAGCTTCAGAGAGTGGTGTGCCGTTGAATTTTATGTTGTTGAGTTCAGATGATTTCAGGTTTATCTTTTCAGCATTTATATTTTCCGCAGATATAGTGTTTGGAAATGTCACTGTGTTTGGCATGTATTTGTCCGCATTTTCTCTCATATCTTTCCGAATCTCTTCATGAAGATCGCTTGGATCTTGCTTATTAAAAAATTTGCTATTTTGTTGTGCCCCTGATATTGCCATGAAATTTTTGATGTTTGTTTTTACAGAGTCTATTTCCTGCTTGACATTTACTTTATTATTAGGATCCCCTATGAACAGATAGGGTGTGGTGACCGATTTTGGTTTGATCCCGCCCTCTGCATTTTTAATGTACTTTTCTACTTGTCCTCCAATTCCACTATCGGAAGAAGACTGCGACTTTAATATTTGCTGGTCTATGAATTCAGATAAGTTATTATCGTCACTATCCTTTATATTTTTGAAGTTGTTTATGTTAACTTTCGTTGAATTCAAATTCAAGCCTGCGCCATTGAAATTAACCTCATTTCCGAGTCTCTTCCAGTTGAAGTCAGAGTCGTTGAAATTTATTACACCGTTTTGCATGTTTAATTCGCCTCGTCGCAGGTTCATCTTACCATCTTTCATTTCTAAATTCTGATCAGGCTTAAATCTTACAGATTTATTTGGTGAAATGTGGGAATCTGATTGGAAATCTTTGCTGTATATAGGTACGCTTCCGGTGGTCCGTTGAGTCGTTAAACCATTCATCTTCAGGTCGTTGAGTAATGATGAAAATTTGACACCCTGAACAGTCAAATCTTTCTCAATTTCTGCGGTTTCAGCATTGATAGATGTTAGATCAACTTTCGCGTCCTTCATCTTTTTCACGAGATCATCATCTGATACATGGTCCTGGAATGCTTTTGCGTATTCAGCTTTCGTGTTGCCTACCTTCCCAGCAATCTGAGTGGCGTTATCATTAATTTTTTTGTTTGTAAGGGCGTTTTCCTGCTTAACTGTTTTCAGAATCTCCATTTTTGTTTTTACGGTGTTACCTTCAATTTTTTTTGAGTTTTCTTGTATTCTGTCGTTGAGATCATTCAAGGAAATGTCTCCATTCAATCCTCCTGTGACGCTTTTCAACATATCTTTGAGTTCTTCATTATTGCGATTTATCGATTCAACATTTGTAATTAGTTTTTTATCTACCCTGTTGATATCGTCTTCGTTGTTTTTTACATCTCGGTATATATCTGTTGAAGACATCGCTTGATTAATTTTCTGTGGGATCTCAGTAACTTTCAAATACTCTTCTCTGATCCTATTTATTTTGGAGTCATTGTCATCTAATCTTCTTCCATAACTTGCAATGTTATTCTTGTTTGCAGAGGTCTGAGCGATTAAACTGTTCATGTTGTTGAAGTCAGGTTTATCGTCAAAGTACCTTTCGTTCATCTTGTTCTCTAAATCATCTACACGAAGGAAAGATTTCTTGTATTGGTTATCGTTGTTACTTATTGTTGTTTTAATGTTCTGATCTTGCCTCTTGTAATCCTTCTCCAACGCTGAAATTTTATTTGACGTTATGTCGCGTATGTTATCTAACACAGCTGCAGCTTTATCATCCATTTTCACACTATCAGATACGAACGATTGAAATTTGGAATCTATGAAGTTCATTGTATCTTTGTTCAGTTTAGATGCGTAATTCATGTTGTCCTGTAATTTTGAGGTGGTTTTACTTTTAAAAGAGTTGAAATCATTTGTAAGCATGCCATGTCTATCGTCCAGATTACTGTGATTGAATTGCAACTCCCCAACCTTCGCATCGTTAAACACTTTGTATTGATCTAATTTGTTGTTCAAAACATCAGCTCTTTTATTGATTAATTCGTTGTTTGTTCTGACTCTATCTGTAATACCAACAACGTTTGCATTAGTTATGTTCTTGAATCCTCGGAATCTCGTGTCTATGTTTTCGGTCCTCAGCTTAGACTCTCTTTCTACACGACTCATCGAATCTTTTATCCCACGATGTTCATTTAATATTTTAGCGTCGTTTTCGTTGACGTTATTTATCAGCGCCAAGATTTGTTTCTTAGTCAATTGATTGTTAGCGATAATCTGTTCATTTATCTTGTCTGTGTTCGACCTTATATTGTCGATATTTCTATTATTACCTGCAATGTACAATGCCGAAGTAGATGCAGCCCCGAGGGCGAGGATAGATACAAGTACGGATAAAGCGTTATACATATCACCTATTATTGTATACAAAGAGAAAAAGAATTTTTGAATATCATCATCTACTGACTGGACTGATCTCTTTATTGATCTCTTGATAAATATTATCAAGTTCCACATACATTTTTGCCATTTTCTCTAATCCCCGTTTACCGAGTCGTTGACCCACCCCAGCTTCAGCGTTCTTCAGATCAACAATCCTGGATTGAATAGCTCGATCGAGTTCTTCTTTTGTTCCTTGTGGGGGCTTATACGTATGCTTCTCAAATTCCTTTGCAATTTCTTTGAGAATGTTCTGCATTTCAACGGTTAATCGGCCCTGATATTTTACATAAAATGCCTCTTTTACTTTCAAGAAGCCGTTCTTCAATATTGTTACCAATCTTTCAATAAAGTTATTCAAAAACTCTCTTCTTGCTTTGAATAAATCCTTGGCATTGACAAAGGCACCTTTCATTTGTTCTATAGATGTCGCTATGTTTGCAGTTTTTGTATTACCACCAAAAAATTCAGGTTTGGGGGAAGCCTGGGGAAATGGTTCCAGTTCAGGGTTGATTATACGTGGCTGTGAACTAACTTGACTAGACAACGGAGAAGCAGCAAGTGCATTGTTCTTGTTGGGCTGGTCTTCTGCTGCTTCAGAAGTCACTGCTTCTATATTTTGATTTAAGGTTGCAAGAAGACTCTCCAGCTCATTTATCAAATTGAAATCGGAAGCTTCACCTTCCATCGTTTCTAAAGATTGTAGAATTTGGGGGTAATCTCCTTGGTCTACAAGTTTTTCTTGCCGCTTTTGAAGATCTTTTACGAGTGCTATCGCGCGAATAGTCATAACATTAATTGTATGATCAACTAGCAGCGAATCGAACTTGTAGAATTTGATGTATTTTTCCATAAGCTCAAATTTATTATTTATCTCAATTTTGATCTGTTTCAATTCTTCGGTTGGACTATCCGTGTTACCTATTTCTTTATTGTAATCTTTGATTGATTTGATATTAAAAGTTCTCAGCTTCTTCAGTTCATCTTTCATCTTTATAACGTCATTCCTATAATCGGCTTCTACCTTGCGATCCTGGTCGATATTGAACAAGTCTTTGTATTCATCAGACTCAAAATTATATCTTATGGCTCGGTCAATGATATCTTTGATTTTTTCAACAACCTCTGCTCTACCAAAATCTCCAAACACATAGGTTGATTTGTCAGAGAGTCTCAACTCAAGTATCGACCTTCGAGCTAAATTACTGTCCGGAGAGTTTAATTCGTCATTATCTGTATTGCCGAACCCAAAAAACGACATTGATAAAATCTATATTGAATTAAACAAAGAAAATAAAAATGATTTTCTTATTTTCCTCCTAAATAGTTTAGGTTATGGGTCGTTTTTTTCAACTTTTTCAAAGAGCATCTTGAACACACGCGTCCGACATATAACACACGCCCCGGGAAAACATGTCAATATCCGATTCTCTTAAAAATTTAATGTCGATTGTCTTTGAATACCGAGACAAAGTTCCTGGAGGGGTGCATTTACAAATGTGCAACGAACTTGGGGCTTTGTGGACCATGACGCAGCATTCCGAACACGCAAACTCGAACGGCAGTAGCATCTCTTACGAAACGGCGGTTGGGGAAAATGAAACTATTGATCGCGACGTTTTCATCGAACTGGATTCATATATCTTCCACGTCAACACTGCCATGGAATACGACTCCGAATATTTCCAATGGTGTAAGGACGTGAAGGAGTGGATGGCCGACCCTGGTAAGAAGACGGTTCCGGAAAAGTATTACAAAAGATGCACGGAATTATTTCTGAAGAAATTGAATATAAACTACGTCCCACTTGGAGACAAGAGTTTCACGCTAGAAGGTCTTAGACAATACGGGGTAAAATTGGGTATGGACGATGAAGCTGTATACAAATTCTACTTCGCTCAACTCGGTATTCTTTACGATAACCTCATAAGTAAAGAGCTTTTCACCTCTGACTACTACTGGGACGAGTTTACCCGCAGTTCCGGACACGAGCATCTGTTACGATTCTTACAACAAGGACAAAGATCTATCTTTTGGAGAAGTATATGGAACATGCAAAGATATAACCGTGTAGACCGGCTGAGTACGTACGACGAAAACGTATCCGGAGCAAACGTATCAATTCAGAGTGCATTTGTTGCGACATAAAAAAACAATTCAGCTGTAGAATTGGCACTCCGCGCCATAGGTGTATTCCTCAGTGTTAAATACACTATCACACGTTACGTTATCAAAAGGCAAGAGGGTTTAGCCATATCTTTATTTGTAAAATGAACAGGACTTGCAATCTTTTTCGTGCCCTTGTTTAGTGCTTCCTCTATTTGAACATCCGTATCACCCCAGCGTTCGCCACGAGCACCGTGAAGAGAAGGAGTGTGTTGAACAAGCCGCGGAGCAATTTGTCGTCATGAAGTTGAAACGTAATTGCGGGTCGACTTCCTGGGATATCCCTGAATGGAATTTCACCAATGCTGTGTTCGTGAGGTGGAACGCATGGTTGTTCGATTTTCATGGAAGTGCATGTATTTTTTCTGTAATTGAAGACATTTCCTTCGGTTGAATTGCAAGCTAACTTCATTTTTGACTTCTTCACACATATATCCTCTGAGTCCCCATTATTGAGGCATTGCTTATGATCAAGATCTTCTATATAAACATTCGCGTTATCATCTAGGTCGTATCTCTTGTCATCTTTGAAGCAATATCTATTCAATCTAGACTTTTCATTAATTATTTTGTGGTCGTGTATATCTTTTCGAGGAGATTGAAACATATTATGATTCCAAGAGCAAGTATGTTTGACGTCATCCCACAAGCATTCGTCATTACAATTTCTCTCTGTCTTGATATCCTCGCACTGTTTAACCTTCATTGAACATGTGCCGTTAAGCTCATCACCGGTCCATTTACACCGCGCATACTTATCACACTCTTTAAGCGTGGCTGCTTTCGAGCATTGAGATCTAAGACAAACTATTTTATCTTTTGTAAGGACACGTTCGTCAATTGTTTTCTCCATGTTTTTATCAGCATGTGTCATATTTTTATCGGCATAATTATTTACTGGTTTTTCCCTCCTAGGAAAAAGCCATATGTAACAGAACAAAATCGATATAAAATGCAATATAGCTTGTTTAAAGAATGTTGATTTATTGCTTTGTGTATATGAGAAAATAACGAGAATCGCACTTACAAATACGAATATATGCTTTAGCTCCATTGAATAGTACGAATATTTTTTTGAGAGTTTAGACCGATCAATTATCTTTTTTTCTCAACAAGAATATAATGGACACTGTTTTGTCACTGTTCTCTACGACACTTTTAGTCGTTCTCATATTCGTCGTGTACAAAAATAATCGTGATATTGATAAATTAAATGACTCTGCGGTCAATATCAATCAATACATCAAGCGAGGAGAAGTTAATGATGATCACATATTCAAGACTAATACTGAAATAATGAATTATCTTCGTTCAAGGGACAGCATGAAACAAGAACTCGAGTTGCTGAAAGCTAAGGTTAGATCTAATGAAGAAGTAAACATTGAACAAAACAAAAGACTGGAGAAATCTGATCGCATCGACAAAGAACACAACAGGCAAATATCTGAGATTCAAGATACTTATAGGTCGGATATAAACTACCTGGTAAACCTAAGTCTAACTGACATGAGGAAACATTTTCCCAATGAATCAGAAGATGAGAATTTGAAAAAATATCGAGAATTGCTCTATTTTTATGTCTTGTTAAGTTTGAAAGAGTATAACTCTTTACTTTCTATGCCTTTGGATGAATTCATAAACATGTACGGTAATGATGTGGCATATGTATTAGCTGAAAGCATATACACTTTCAAAGTGTACAACACTACAGATGGATTTCCATCCACATTGCTTATCAGAGATGAGATAAAGAAAATTCTCAAAGATTCGGTAAAATTGAATTTCCTGGTCAGAACATATTTCCCAAGAATGTTCACGTACATTGAGACGAATAGGGAAAGTCTGTTTGAAAAGCTGGACGAGATCTCTAAATCCAGAGGCAAATCTTTTGAAGGTTTGTTTACCTCTTCCCCCGAAGATCCGTTTTGGAAGTTCGTCATGCAGGAGTCCAAGGTAGATGTTTCAAAGCTTAACGCTAAGGTAAAGATGTATTTGTTCGATGAGTTGCCTACATTCTACACAAGATCTCTCTATTTTAATGCGGATCAAAATGCTTACATAAAGGAGTTGGAAGATAATATGGTTACGATGCCTCTTAAATCTTGCTCGTCACTTGAGGAGTTTTACAAGTCGTGGAGCTCATTTAATGTCGTCAAGAAGCCGGGTATCGCAATGGTTCCTGAAACCGAAAAAACAAAACTGCTAAAAAACATGATCAATACGAATAAGATATTCAAAGGAATCTATATGAGAAGAGTCGAACAGTATAACAACATTTTGGCAAAACTACCAAAATGCGACCTCCCTGTGTTACCAGTTGAACACAGAGTGTTTTACGATTCAAAAGATCTAACAAACGTAAACACTAAAGAAGAAGAAGGCGATGACAAAAAAATCTCAAATGTACTGAATCTTCTTTGAACTCATCTTCAACTTGAATGCGATTGTCTGTCTCAATATGTTTGAATAGCGATCAGGCGCCAACCCACGGTGATATATGTTTGATTTGAACATGACGGCTCTTTTCACATATGGCTCAATGTTTATTATCCCATCTTTCATTTTCATCTGTGTAAATCCTCCTATAGAATCGATATTACTTTCATTTATGTCGCTTACATATATTAGTAGAGTGTACCTATCATCATGCTCGTGATCTTGATGGTAGCTACCATCTTGACCGTAGGTTTGACCGTTCGCATATACGCGGTCAACATCGAACTTCTCCCCATACCTTGTTTCAACCAACCTCATGATTTTTTTTATGAACGCAATATTAAATTGCGTGAATAATTGACAAAACCAAAATGTTGTTGCTCCTTCAACCGAGGAGTACCCTCCGTGTTCCCATTTGGAGTTATTTATCGCGGCTTTAGCATCGTCTAACAAATTATCTGATAAGAAATCGTCGATCACGTCCAGCTCCTTCATGACCAATTAATTATCATAAAACCGCTAATCTTTAAGTTCGTTTTGATTTGAAATCTGGTGTCGTATAAGTATTGTCAATATCATATTCGGCCAATTGTTTCTTGCGTTGTTTCTCGAGATTGATTATTTCCTGTTCACAAATATGTATTTTGTAAGCAAACATTTCTGAGTTAGATTTCCATAAATCCAAAGCAATACGACAGCGAAGCAGATTTATGTCACTCGGATGAACCCTAAACTCATAACTGTCTGCTTTGTTCTGTAATTCGTCACGTGGAATCACGCAATTTTTAAAACGCCCACAATAACCTAATAACTTCTTCAAAAATGCGCACACATAATATCCACAATCAATTTGATTTTTCTGATTTGAAACTTCCAGCTTAATATCGTCGAAAATACGTACTCTCCGCGGAGAATAAATCTTCTTAACATACTTTTTTAGTATCTTTGTTATGGATTCGGTATCATGTCCATATGGATTTCCAACATAAGAATCTAAATGTAAGAAATACCCCTCTGAGAAATACCCCCCCCGATACCTGTCAACTCCTAAACTTGTTCGAAAGTATGCCATCAAACTAAAGTGGTTTTCTTCAAAAATAGGGAACAAAAGTAAACTTTTCTGGTTCAAGTCCCGGGTGTTTATATTTTCATTTCCTTCGCACAACAACTTTGCCACGAACAATGTATCAAAAAGATGCACATTGTTTATATTTGTGTCTGAGGTAAGCTCTTTTAATGTTCTCAATAAAACATGTTGTAGAATCTTATCGTTCATCATTCTGCCCTCCTTCAAACACGATAAATCTGAATTGTGTAAAGTTTCTCCGGTTGACGATGAGATGCCTTGGCACTGAATATACGTGCTTATAGTTCGGTTGTAACAGTTGTCACATTTCAAGTTTCTCAACTGATATCCAGGGGCATCGTTTGCTTTACATTTCTTTCCACAGCGACAAATTAAGTCTAAAGTTGTCTGTGCCGCCAAGGCATCCCTCTGTTCTTCCATCCCGGCCGCCCTTTTGACTTTTGGTCAGTTGCCGGGAAAAATAGATACGATCTCCTCCAAACAAAGACGGTCACGATTTGATTTTTACTGCAAACCGTTCATACCGTGGATCATACCGGGGAGGGGAACTTTGAAGAAGATCAACCGCGCGCAACAGAGAGACGGCGGGCGTGAAGTTGTGCGCGGCGTGTTTCAAAAAAGTATGATATTTTTTTCAAATCATATTCAAAAAAAATTTGAATTTAAAAACTTATGTCAGGCAACATCTTCCTCACTTGCCGCGCGCATTTGCAGGCACCCCCATGACAGTAGATGGGATAGCGGAGGAGACCAAGAAGCGGCGTTTATACTCATGGGGTGAATGCAAAAAGCCGCCCAAGTCTGTCGCATTGGAGCTGTCAAGAAATATGTTACCGGATGGAGTAGTCACGCGCATCTCTCCAAGCACTTATAAGAACAACACTCCTCGAAAGAAAGCTCGCAAGCTAGATAAAGATATAAAGGCAACTCTCGACGATCCTGCAACCGGCTTTGATATAGGCGTGCTGCGACGCACATACATAAATAACTTTGGCCCGGCGCCAAATACAACAGATCCAATCGAGCTACGCGATCTGTTAATAGACGCCGCACTTGATGAACAAATAGCAGCAGGTATTGACTCGGTGGATATAATTCGCGAGTCAATACCTAAACATGCTTTCAATAACTTGCTAAGAGTAATTGAGCTGCATCGAGACGAGCTTGACTCTATGTCACCAAAACGACATAATATCGCAAAGAAAAGAAAGGCGTGTGTAGCGTGCAGAAGAGAGAAGGATTTATTAAGGAATCCCGACGGAACAATTTGGTGTAGTGGTTGTTGGGACATAGGAATGTTGAACACTCCAACTAAGGATAAGTTTTGAAAACATCATATGAGTAGCTCGAGTGGGCAGTGATCCGACCCCTCTACATACTGCAAAGTTTTGCAAGATTGGTGTACACCATTTTTAATGAAAAAGTAGTCTATTCGCCACCCTTTATTCTTCTTTCTCATTCCGCCTAAATTACTCCAAAATGTATAATGATTCGATAAAGTTAAATCTATTGACGATTTGAATGTATCAACGTATTCATGATCTTTTACCAAGGATGAAAGCCATCGTCTTTCTTCGTCGTGAAATCCTGCTACTTTGTTTTTGAATTTTTTCGCATCATACACATCCGAATCTTCGAGTGCAGCATTGAAGTCACCGCATAATATAATAGTTGAATCTGGATACCTCGTTTCTACCTCTTCTATATGTCGCATGAAATCAGCATTCCATTCATTTATCCGGTACGATAAGTTCTTCAATCCTTCACCGCTGTTTGGTACGTATACGTTGACAATGACAAGATTGTGATCTTTAAGTTTAGCAGTAAGTACTCGACCATTCAAATCGTGAGTAACATTTCCCAGTCCCACTTGAACAGATTCAAAGGGAAATTTTGATAATATACATGCTCCAGCGTATCCTTTCTTCGCGGCCTCTTTTGTATGAATTATGTATGGAAATTTCTCAAAGCCCTTTAAAGTTTTATTTCCATTCGCATCTTCACAAAGTAAGACATCCAGGTTACACTTTTGTTCTTGAAAACACAAGATTTCGTACTTCTGCTGATTCACTTCACTGTTCATGAATTTCATGAATGCCCCGTTTGAATCTTTCAACTTAGCGCGCAATCCATTAATATTCCATGTCAAGATTCTCATTTTTTCATATTGCACTCTTAAGTTTTAAGTGTTTTTTCCAAACAAAATTTTAGGGTTTTCAAAATATTTCAAATTTTATTTTGAGGTACACTCTGTCCAATCAGAACTCTCCATTTGAATTTTGACCAATCACCTCCTCGGAAATTAAAAATCTGTGACGTTTATTTTTTTTTAGGCGACACGCGCATCTCACAAAACGACGCAACCTTGACAAGATCTGCATACGTATCATCCAAACACGCCACGTCCAAGCATAAGCATAGCACGGCGTCGGACATGACGTCGATGTTCATAGGCAAAGGTGACGCTCAAATAATCGACTATTTAGTTTTTAAAAGACTAGGAGTATGCGACCCGATGGAAGTACTACGGACCGGCTTGGACGACCATCCCAACTCCGAGCCCATCACCGAGCCCATTCTATTACCTGGACACGACAGTTATAACTCAGATGAAATCGACAAGTTCGCCAATCGTGTCGTGTTTTTCAACAATCCTACTGGGAATGCAAGTAAGCAGAGATGTTTCTGGCTGGCAAAGAGCGGGAACACGTTAACCCTTAAGCCATTTGCTTCTGCTGTGAAGTATTATGACGAATACTTGGGATCTTCCGCCAAATGGAACTTAAACGACGTGCAAAGAATGATGGAAAGGGTTGATCCTGTTGATGTTCAGGAAAACCACCACACAGTATACCATGTCGCGATCGAAGACGAGGATGCTTCTGATAATGATTTTGAAGTGACTCCTGCTCCTATTGCAAATACTGCTTTGCCAAAATCCCCGGCTAAGGCCAAATCGCCGGCTAAGGCCAAATCTCCGGCTAACAATACATCATCACCGAATCCATCGCGCATTCTAAGGAGGACTTCAACAGGCGCCAGATTCAAGTCTCCTTCGGAACAGAAAGAGATAATGGATTTAGAAAGATCTGTCAAGGATAGGCAGAATGAACTAAATGCTGAACAAGCACGTTATCAAGAAAAATGGGAAAGGATTCTTCAAGATATCAAAACAGCTTTGGATAACATCGCCGCAGGACATGAAGCAGACAAAGACGCGCTTTCAATGTTTATATCCAACAGCATTTATAACAAGACTGGAAACTTTGAGGATCCACCGGAAGACTCTGATCCTGATGACCTCATCAAAAAGCTTCACAACTTTCTTAAGGATCACTGGAACACTAAATACCCCGAGCTTTATGGTAAAGCTTTGAGTCGTAAAGAAACAGAGCTAGCTACAAACATTGGTTACAAAAGTCCCACCGACATCGCAAAAGTGATTTCTGCCGTTGGTCATGATACTGATTCTCAATCTGATGAGCAGGAGCAACCTGCTACTGATACTGATTCTCAATCTGATGAGCAGGAGCAACCTGCTACTGATACTGATTCTCAATCTGATAAGGAAGTTGCTCCTGATAAGGAAGTTGCTCAATCTGATGAGGAAGTTGAGAAGAACAACTTCTTTGGGAACCCTGGAAGCTACAACGGGTATGGGAAAGGCATGCGGCGGCGAGGCGAGAAACAGCCCGCAGTTGGTGTGTCGGAGACAGTATCAAAAGGCTTAGCCACTAAGAAAACCGCCAAGAAAAAGGGACGAAGCACTCAAAAACGTCCTGTTGCCGTTGCAAAGAATGATAAAAGGACCTGGACCTGGAACGCTGATCTACACAAGCAGTTCATTGACGCGGTCGATCGGCTTGGTGACAGGGTGACGGCAAAAAGTATACACGAATTAATGAACGCCCCAGGGCTAGAGCACAAACACATCACAAGTTATTTACAAAGGTACCGTAATGGGAACTTAAAGTCTCCTTCAGCCAAGAAAGCTGGTGGTGAGGACTCGCGTTCAATATATCGCGAAGCGTATGATCTTTTGAAGGAAGAGGGAAGGCAGAACAAATCGAAGAAAGGAGGAGGAAAGGTTCCTGCTGATACGTCAGTCAAACAAACAAAGAAGCGAGGGGGCCCTCGCCCTGGAGCTGGAAGACCTTCCGCCAAGAGACCAAGAGGTGCCGCTGAGGAACCTGTCCCTGATTCGGAGACCCCGGGGAAGCGTCGCAGAGGAAGGCCACCGAAGCAAACTAAGGAAACCTCTGAGGAACCCGCTGAGGAACCCGCTAAGGAACCCGCTAAGGAACCCGCTGTCCCTGAAACGGAGACCCCGAAGCGTCGCAGAGGAAGGCCACCGAAGCAAACTAAGGAAACCTCTGAGGAACCCGCTGAGGAACCCGCTAAGGAACCCGCTGTCCCTGAAACGGAGACCCCGAAGCGTCGCAGAGGAAGGCCACCGAAGCAAACTAAGGAAACCTCTGAGGAACCCGCTAAGGAACCCGCTGTCCCTGAAACGGAGACCCCGAAGCGTCGCAGAGGAAGGCCACCGAAGCAA